TTCATTTGGTGGGCGAGGCCATGGGTAAATACCCATCAACTCCCAATTTGTGCAAAGCGTTATATGCAAATTATATACACACAAATTGTTATACACATACGTAATCCATATACACAAATGTCCTTTTTAGCTTAATTTCTTAGCTCCTCCGAGGGACGACCGGAGAGAGGGACCTTTAGAGCCGCCGCGGCTTCCGTGGGACGAGAGCGGAGAAACACAAAAGCAGCGTTAAAAACTGCTTGGTCAGCGTCTTCTTTCGCTCTACGCATCGCACGATACTCTGCTGTAAATGAACAAATTTCAAAATGGGACCACATCAATGCACCACACATAATAGTGAAGATGCAAATCGGAAAAATGATATTTGTCCAATAAAAAGCGAGTAATTTTGCCCAATCTACAGGAAGAAAGGGCCCAGGAATTCTTGAAAACCACAAATACGGTACTCCATTCACGCACTTGTGTTCTATTTCCAAATTGTTCAACAAATCGAATTCCGTAAAATTGGAACAAATTCCACTGTGAGGTTCATATTCAGTAGAATCCTCAACAGGAGTTGCTTGCTTGGCTTTCTCAGGAGCGTATTTCTGATACCACGCTTCCATTCGATCTTCAAAACTATCATCAAGCAATCGGCACATATGGTCTATGCCGGCGCGCTCAGCTATTTCTTTCATCTGTTCGCGCCTCTTGTCGTACACTTCGCGACCATGGTAAAACCACTCGCGAATAGCGCCATCTATGTTCGTGGCAGCCTGTTGACGCACTGACATGTGTTTTGATTTGAGAACTGCCTTGAGAGACTTAAATATACTATCTTCATCAAGGGCTCCAACATGTAATCCCACTTCATGTAGGACATTTTTCCGTTTCAGGAAATCACTGTCCTTGTCGTTCATAAATTCAGTGGGTGTTGAAGTTTTGTCCGGCATTGTAATCTTCATGTCGAATTTGGCCAGTTCTCTTGCTAGACTAATGTGATTGAAAAGCGGAAACTTGTCACTCGCAGAAGACTTAAAATCATCGCCATATGTGGACAAGGCCACGGCGTCTTGAAATGCTCCTTTATAATTAGGATAGATTTGGAAAAATCCGCATCTTACAAGTAGAG